TCTTGAATAAAAAAGACAATACTCCGCAAAAATAATTTTAGGGCTGTCCGCTTGCCCCCGAAAGCGGAATTTTATTAATTTTTTGAGGTAAAACTATGAAACTCGCAAATATGAAAAAAGTCGCCGTTGGCACAACTCTGGCAACCGCTTCTGCTTTGACTATGGCCGAAGGTATTGGTGACGTGTCAGCCAGTATTACTGGTGAGCTTGCAAAAGTTGCTCCGGTAGTAACTGCTGTGGGTGTTGCTTTGATTGGTGTTTATGTGCTGATTAAAGCTTTCCGTTTGGTTTCAAGCTTCCTGCGCGGTTAAAAAACAGGGGGCAATATGGGAGCGCGTGTCGGTTTGCAATGCTTTCAGACGAATGAATTGGCAACAGATTATGTTGTTTCTCAGATTGTCCCCGTTTTGCACTCGGAGGGCTATTTGATAGCCCCTCGAAAGCAAGGTAAAGACTGGTTTGTGGGTTCTGAAAAGGTAGTTTTAAATTTTCCTGAGTGTTCTATCTTGGAGCAGATGGGGTATGGATCACAAATTGCTACGCCCTTTGTGCTTGTTTTTGTGATTATGTTCTGTTTTAAAGTTGTAGCTCGTTTTATTAATTCTTCAGGTATTACAGATGGTAACTGATTTTCCGTTTCTCGTTGGCTTCCTCGCCACTCTATCGTTGATTTTTTTGTTTAAGGGGTAAATTATGAAGAAAAATAGTCTAGCGGTCGCAATCGTAGCGGTCGCTTTTTTATTTCCTGTTCCGTCATTTGCCGAGACTGCAAAGGTCGGTGATGTAACGTGGGGCTTTCGTACTGATAAAAGGCTTAATGATATGACAAGTTTATGGGAGCCTAAACAAATAGGCATTTTGGATAAAAAAACAGGTATCACGCACATTACCACAATAACAAAAGTGGCCTGTGTTTTAGATGAGTGCCTATATCGCACCGAGTATCAAGGTTCAAAAGGAAAAAAGCAAGAAATGCAAGTCTTTGATATTGAAGAAATTGCTCCAAAAAATACAGGAAACAAAAAAATAAGTATGGGAGATAAAGATGTGGCAGAAAACGCAAAAAAGCTCGGCGTTGACAAGGAAAAGCTGAAAAAGGCTTTAGATGACGAGAACGAATATCAACGGCTTCTGAGGGAAATACAGGTAAAGAAAGAACAGCAAAGACGGAAAGAGGAAGAGGAAAAGAAAAAAAATCAAAATAATGGAACAACAGGAAATGGTGGCGGTGGCGGTGGCGGTGGTGGAAGTCATGGCGGTGGCGGAAGCTCAGGCGGTGGCGGAAGCTCAGGCGGTGGCGGAAATGGTGGTTCTGGAAGTAAAAAATTAGAAAATATATATGTGAATGAATTAACTGGCGCTGTATCAGATACGTATGAGGGCGCTTGCTCCGGTACTGATAGCCATGGTTGGGGCATGCGAATGGCTGATTATTGGGACGGCAGTGCCAGATTTTGCCAAGTTTATGAGCCAGATGATTCTGGTGGCCGTTCTTTAGGCTCTGCCAATATCAATAGTTATAAAGTATCTAGCCAGCAGGGGGATTGCGGTTCAGGCTCTAATAAGACTTTTGGCAAAAAATCGAACGGTACTTTTTCCGTAGTCTGTACCTATAAGCACAAACCCAGAGAAGAAAGTTCTACTGTTGGTTCTACTGGTTCTTCCAGTTCCACTAATAAGAATGACGCCGAATCATTAAGCCCTAATGGCTCAACCGCTGGGGGCGGTGGTGGCGGTGGTCGTAGCGGAGCCGACAACGCCACAACGCCCGACAGCGGAAAGCAAGGGGGCGGAAAGAATGGCGGAAGCGGTCAAGATGGAACGACTAGCGGAAGCGGTTCAAGTGGGACGACTGGCGGAAGCGGTCAAGGTGGAACGAGCGGTTCAGGCGGTGGTGGTGGCGGTCAAGATTCAGAATTGCCTGAAATGCCTGATTCTCCTTTTGGCAATGGAGATGGCGAGCCTGACTGGGGCGGTCTTAAATCAAATGGCGATTTTGGCACATTTAAGCCGTCATCAGCATTTAGTACAGGTGGCGCATGTCCTCAAGATATAACTTTAGATTTCGGAC